AACTCGCGCGAAGCGTCGATCAGCGCTTGATTGACCATCGGGACCTGGCAGCCTATCACGTAGGGCATCACGCGCGGGTGGAATTCTTCCCAGCTCTTCATGTCAGTTCACGGGAAAGGCGTTGGCCAGTTCCTGGCGGAAGAACTCTTCGCTCTTCTTGTGGTGGATGTCCAGGCCGGACACCTTGGCCAGCTCGCGCAGCGCGTCCTTGTCCAGCTCGTCCAGCACCAGCGCGCCCTCTTCGGTCTGCATCAGGTACTTCGGGCCGGTCGGCGCGGCGTTTTCGGTGCCGGTCGGTTCGGCCGCCTTGGGCGCTGCCTCATCGGCAACCGCCCACACGTCGGGGTGCATCATCAGCCGGGACACGGCCACGTCAGGGACTTCCTGCACATCACCGGGACCGTTCCAGACAACCTTGGTGCCTGCGACGGTATCGACCCGGCGCGCTTTCTTGCCAACGTACTTGATGAGTGCCATGTGTGTGTCTCCAAAAGGAAGGGCCGGCCCCTTGCGGAAACCGGCCCATTCGGTTGGCTTGAATCGTCAGATGTTGCCGACGACCTGGCCCTCGACGATCACGTTGATGGCCGGAGTACCGGACACACCAGTCGCGGCAGCGGTGACGTTCATCACAATCTGCACCGGCTCGTTGAAGGTGATCGGCTCAAACACCACATCAACCCACCCGGCTTGTGCTGCACGCAGCGCAGTGGAGGCGGCGAGGAAGTAGTTCGCGCTGGGCGCCAGCTTCGGATCGGCATGCTTCGACCGGTATCCGATGGTGGTTTCCAGCGTGGTGCCGGTGTCAAAGTCGCCGTTGCGGTACTTCAGGCCATGCACGCGGGTGCCGGCCGGAATGTCTGCAAGGATGACGACATCGTTGAGTGCCAGCGCCGCACTGGGAGCAACGCGGTTGTCAACCGTCAACGTGTTGCCGTTCGCGCTGGAGCCGTGCTTGGCAGCGGCTGCTTGGGGGCCTTTGTAGGTAGGCATGTTGATTTCCTTTCGAGGAAGAAGGGGGTCAGTGACCGGCGATCAGGGCAGGCTTTCACCCGCCCCGATCAGGCCAATCAGGCGCCGACAGCCCGGACGGCTGCGTCGATGACGACCACGCCGTGGTCGGTCGGCTCCATCACGTCGTCGTCATTGGCGAAGCGGAAGCGCAGCTTGGTTTCGCCGCCCATCCACTCGCCCATGGCTTCGTACTTGGAGTCGTAGTCGAACTTGCGCTCCTTGAACGCGGCCTGAATGCCGGTGGAGTCGTTCGCGCCTTCGAGCACGCCGAAAGCCTGCGCACCCAGCAGCACCGACCGGGTGACGCGGTAGCCAGCGGTCAGGCCAGCGTTGACGGTCACGTCGGTTTCGGTGGCGCTGTACCGGTTGGCAGCGGTCACATGCTTGGTCACATCGCCCGGGTTGAAGTAGATCGAGTGATCCATCTTGCGGATGATGATGTTGTTCCACATGTAGACCTCGCCACGGAACAGCGGGTGGACGTTGGCACCCATCTGGCGGCCACGCTCCAAGGCGGCGGCTTGCCAGGTACGGATGTTGTGTCCGGCTGTGGTGTCGGTAAGGATCTGCTGGAACGCCTGCGGGTCCAGCATCAGCAGGCCCTTGATCGGATCATCGTCGGCGGCAGGGTCGCCCGGCAGGCGAATGGGCTGCAGCTTGAAGCTGATCGAATCGAGGTACTCGCTCAGGGCGTCGATGTGGGACAACTTCCAATTGTCGGCACTGTCGATGCTGCCCAGTTGCGCGCCGCCTTGCACGAGGTCGGTGCCGTTGATCACGAGATGCCGGTTGTAGGTGGGAGCCTGCACCGGGTTGATCATGATTTCGGCGAAGTCCTCGGAGCTTTGCAACGGGACGTGCCACGAGCGGTCACGCTGGGCACCACGGGCGCCAGCGATTTGCACCAGGGCGCGCTGCCACAGCAGGCGGGGGAAGTAGCCCATCAGTTGCGCCATGGCCAGCGGGCGCAGACGGTGGACCGTGCGCTTCTGGGTCATCTTGGCACCCGGGTAGACCACTTTCGAGGTCAGGTCGATGCGCGCCTCCATGCTGGAGATGTTCATCGCCTCGCCTTTGCCCTCGCGGATGCGGTCGCCCATGATGGGGGAACCACCCAGAACGTCCACGGCTTCGATGGTCACCTTGTCGCCAGCACCCTGGGACAGGTCACGCACGCGAATGCCGGGCAGGCCGGGGTTGGACTGCTGCTTGAGCGTGGCTTCCGCGCCGGTCTGCGTGGGGACGTTGCCGGTGATGCGGGTCAGGTTGGTGGGCTTTCGGACGGCCAGCGCGGCAAGCGCGACCGACTCCTTCTTGACGGCAAATGCCGAATCTTTCGAGATGGTCGTCATTTCGACTTCCTTTCAGGGATGGTGAGGTTCAGTAGTTCAGCCCTGCCATACGCATCAGCGCTTCGTCGCTGAGACGTTCGGCGGCAGCCAGCCCCTCGATGGGGTTGCGGTCGTCCCACGGGTCTTGCTCGACCTTCGGGGCGGTCCCGCCGATGTCAGACAGGGTGGACGGCCCGACCGGTGCAGCCTTGTCGATGGCTGCTTGGGAAACCGGCTGAGTCGCCTGCTTGGTTTGCGGAGTGCTTGCCGGTGCGGCTTTCTGGGGAACGGCGATGCCAAGCTCTTGGGCGAGCGTCTGCTCCACTGCGGCAAACCGTTCGGCCAGCGGTTTGCCAGCAAACGTCGGGTCGCGCATCAGTTCGGCGTCAATCTCGACCGCCCTGCTCCACACCACGCCACCGGTCGCCTGGTACTTCGACAGCAGAGGCCGGGCGGCCAACGCTGCGTCAATCTCGGCTTGGGCGTCCAACTCCTGGTCAATCTGCTGGCGCTGGTCCACGGCGGGCGCGGCCGGCTTGGCAGATGCGACCTGTGCTTGCAAGTCCTTGACGGTCTTGAGCACGGGAGCCAGTTGCGGGAAGTCCTCGGCGAGCTGGGCAAGCTCGTCTTCGCTCATGTCGTCCGGCTTCTTGCCGGCTTTCATGGCTTCGATCTGCTCTTCCAGCCGCGTCTTTTCGGCGGCCAGTTCGTCGGCGCGTTGCTTGTTCAGCGCGGCGGCGCGGCGGGCCTCCTGAAGGACTGCGTAGGGCAAGGTGTGCTTGCCGTCCTTGGTCTGCACTCCAACCACTTCGGCCGGGTCAGTCGTTGCAGCGGCTGGCGGTTCGCTGCTCTGCGCCTTCTCGGGTTGTGCTGCCGGCGCTGCCGTGGTGGCGGCTGGCTGCTCTTCCGTCGTGACGCTCTCGCCATCGGGATCAGGCTGCTCGATCTGGCTTCCGTCGTCCGTCTGGTATCCCATGGCCTTGGCCAGGGCATTCGGGTCGGTGAAGTCGAAGTTTTCGGGCAGCGTGTCCAACGCTTGAGCCATATCGGTGTCGGTGGTCATCTTTCGGGTTTCCTCGTATCGCTGAGTGAGCGGAAATGACAAAGCCCGCACGAATCGCTCCGGGCGGGCTGTTGTCTGGGGTGCCGGGTGTTACTCCATCCAGGCGCCCGGCGCACCTGGGGGAGAATCTTTCTTCAGGCCGTGGCCTGGGCAAGCGCTTGTTCGATCAGCATGTCCTCGTTCGCAGCCGGGTCCACCGGAAGCGGCTGCAGGGTCGCTGTGATCTGCTCGGCCTTGGCGGCGTTGAGCTGGGCGGCGGTTTCGTCTTTTGCGGCGCGGGCGGCCAGTGCCTGAAGTTGCACTTGGGCTGCTTGGCTCTGCTGGTCCTGCGCTGCTTGGTTCTGCTCTGCCTCGATGGCTTCGCGGTCCTCGTCGTCCGCCGTGCCTGGCTCGGGGATGCCGTACTTCTTGCGCAGCCACGATGCGTATTCGGCGTGGTTCGGGATGTCGCTGGAGTCGATCAGCGCGGCGGTCAACAGAATGGCGGCGTCTGGGATGTTGCCGACGGTCGTCAAAGCCTGGCTGATGGTCTGCTGCTGCTGCAAGCGGTGGGCAGGCGTGCTCGGAACGTCCTGCAAGCCGATCTTGACCGGTGCGTCCTTGACGTGGTTCAGCGGCAAGCCCTGCTCGTCGAACGTGTTGAGCACGACAACCCGGTCTTTCTTGCCGGTCCCAAGCCTGATTTGCAGGTTCTGGGCTTCCAGATCCTCGCCGATCAGCTCCTGCAGTGCCTCGCCGACCATGCGGCGGCCGTAGCGGTAGTTGTCGTTCACCTCGCCCAGCGACACCATGGACTGCTCGACCAGCGAATTGATGGCAAGACCAGAGGTCACACCGGTCGGAGCGTTGCCCAGCATGGTCGAGTAGATGCCTGGCTGATCCTGGATCAACTGCTTGGCGTCGTTCATCACATCGACCTGCTCCTTCTGAAGCTGGCCGTTGTCTTGAATGCGCAGCCCGTCCTTGTTGGCCCGGTTCGGGTTCAGCACGAACATGGCGTCAGGGCGCAGCGCTTCCTTGGCAAGGTCAAGGAAGCTGTTGAAGTTCTTGTCCAGCGCGTCCGCGTCGGCAAACACCTGCTTGGCCTTGAGCAACCACAGCAGTTTCGAGCGGCGCTCGTTAAATTCCTTCTGCGGGCCTAGCATGCCCTCACCCAATCCGTATGGGGTGCGGTCCAGATCGTCGCGGTAGCACCAGAATGGGATGTACGGGTAGCGGCGCAGCCGGGTCGCCTTGTCGGTCAGGCGGTACGGGCCGGCGAACATCGCTTGCCGAATCTCGAAGCTCGGGCCTTTGACAAGCTGGGCAATGCTGCGGTTGACCATCTCGTGATGCAGCGGGTTCTTCTGGTCGAAGAGCACGCGCTTGCCGCCTGGCACCAGCAGGGCGACAACCACCTTGGGCACCTTGTACCAGACCTCGTACAGCTTCACGCGCTGGCGGGCGCTGTCCAGCCATTCCTCTTCCAGCACGTTGAAGCTGCTGCGAGTCGTCACCAGGCGGTCGAACGTGTCAGCCTGCACCAGATCCAGATTCAGCGCGTCGGTGATCGGGCCGTTGTAGCACCCGTACTTGAACACCTCTTTGTGCTGCGGGAACCAGACTTCGGCCTCATCCTTGTCAACCCAGCGCTGACGGCACAGCCACTTGGCGTCCATCAGGTCGCGGCGCTTGGCCCGCCAGTCCCACCACATTTCATTGCGGTGGACCTCTTCGACCCGGTACGGGTACTCCAGCGGGTCAGGGTTGCGCGACACCTCGACCCAGCCAATGCCGGGGCCGATCATGCTGCTGTAGGCGTCGCTGATCGCCATGTCGGCGTAGGTTTCGCGCTGGGCCTCGTGCAGGCGCTGGTTGATCGCCTCGGCCACGTCTTTAAATCCGTCCTCGTCGGATGTGGCTTTCCAGTCAACCCGGGCTTTGGCTTCCTGTCCCTTGGCGCCGTTCAGGGTCCGCTGCATCAGGTTCGTGATGCTGATCGGCTGCCCGGTTTCCTCCATGTCCATCCGCTCCTGCGGACTGAGCTGCTTGCCGTCGATGAAGGCGGCAATCAGGTCCGAGCGCTCGCGCCAGTTCGGCTGATGCATCGCATCGCGCACCAGCTCTTCAAGCTCAACGACGCCCATGCCCCCGCTTCGGGGTGCAAAGTCGCGGGAGTGGATGGAATCGGCCATAGAGTGCCTTGGGGTGTTTTTCTGGCGGTCGTCACAAACGACCGCCAGAACATCGTCTTATGCGTAGCGGCGGCGTGACCGAAACCGCTCGGCGTCTTTGTTGAGTCCTGCCGTCGGCACGGAATCAATCCCAAGAGCCATGTACCGGAAAGCGTCCGCCGGGTCGCTGGCCCAGTCGTGGACTGGACGGTCGGTGAACGTCTTTTTGTCCTCGTTCCATTCGCGCCGATAAGCCTTCAGGGCTTCAATGCCCTTCTCGCACTTCACTTTGTCGAACCAGCAGCGCGGGAGAATCGACCGCACAGCGTTGATGCCATCGGCCACAAGCACGCGCTCGGCGCCTGAAGCCTTGAGCACCCGGCAATTGAGGCCAAGCGCCCTAAGCGTGTCGGTTCGGCTGCGGTTCGTCTGCAGTTCCTTGGCCTCTGCATCGTGCGGCAGGATGTGCTCGCCGTAGGCATAGCCCTTCTTGTGGACCTCGCCAGCGTACCAAGCCAGCGGCTGGCCGCTGTTCTCGATGTAGTCGATCAGGTGAATCTCGGTGCCGACCACCTGGAAAAACCAGATTACCGTTTGGTCGTTCAGCCCCAAGTCCCAAGCCGTGTGAACCAAAGCCTGCGGGTCATACTGAACCGTAGTGATGCGACCTTCTTCGTCGGCGTCACGCATCATCCGACCGTAATAGCTGCCAACGATGGCAGCCGACCAGTCGCAAAGCCACTCCTGCGCGAAAAGCGCGTCGCCATCCTCCGGGCCGTATTCGCGCTGGTACTCCAAGCGCTCTTTCTCAAGCTCCGCCTCAGTCATCACGCCCGTATCACGGGCCGTCAGCACTTGGCAGAACCAATCCGGGTCGGTCTTGGCGCCCTCGTACATCCGCCAGACGTGGTTCTTGCCGCGAACCGTGGTGATGAACACCGCCCATCCGCCGTTTTCGCGCAAGATCGGGCGAAGGTAGGCCCATGCCCTGGGGTCAGCCAGCGCCCATTCCGAAGCCGTCACGCCAATCGGCGGTGAACCGACCAGCGAATCGTAGGTGTCAGACCCGACAAGCTGCCAAGTGCTGCCGTTCTTGAACCGGATGAACATATCCTGCGAGCGCTTCGTCTCGCAGATCGCATCAGGGAAAGCCTCATCAATCCGGCGCTTGCCAGTGTGCGGGTTTACCGCCTCCCAGACCGATTTCCTGGCCTGTGCGTACTGCGGCAGCATGTGCCAGTAGTTGCCGATGCGCTGCATCGCCTGAGTGGCCGCCCAATGAAGGCAGATGTCGTCCTTGCCGGCCCTGCGATGCCACAGCAACAAGGCGCGCTTGCAGCCTGACTCCAGCTTTTGCCAGGCAGGAAGCTGGTAGTTTCGCGGATTCCAGCCGTTCGGCAGCACTATTTGAGGCATTACGTTCTACCTCTTGTCCAGCCGATTTGTCTCAGCCCGGGTTTTACGCATCCCGTCAAACGTCGCTGTAACGCTTAACGACTACTTGGACAGGCCCGAGGTCTTCGGCTTGCCCAATCGCCAACTTTGCGCCGTACTTCCTGGGCGCCATCTTCTCGGCTCGCCACTGCATCGAGGAAAGCACGGCGCGCGCTGCAACAGGGTGAACCTCTTCTCGCAGTGTCTTGGCCTCGATTTCGGCCATCTCATCCAGCAGAGTTTCTGCCTGCGCTTCCCTCGCGCGCACGCGTTGTGCCGCAAATTCCGGCTTCTCGTTCGCCCAACGGTCAACGGTTGCCCGATTTGGCATGCCAGGCTGTGCGCAGATGTGGGTCAGCGGCTTACCGCTGGCGAGCTGTTCGCAGATCAGGTCGGCCAGTTCTTGGGTGAAGCTGCTTGGCCTGCCTGCGCCTTTGGGGTTCTGCGGCGTTTTAGCGCGTCCTGATGCACGCGGCGCGGCGTCTGGCGATTGTGGGGCGCCGGTTTTCTTAGCTCGGCTCATACTTCGAGCCTTTTTTCATGTTGTCAGCCACTGACAACGGTTGCAAATTCTCTAGCGCCCAGCACTCTTTGATGTGGTTCGGGTTTGTATGGTCAAAAAGACTGCAAGGCTTTTTGTGGTCAATTTGCCACTCTCCATAGTTGTCCCAGTTCATCCATGGCTGAAACAGTGCCTCAAAATGGGCTCTGAGTTGGGTTGCCGTGTAAGGCAGGAAGTCAAAAACGATCTCTGTTCGCCGCTTTCTGCTGGCTGTCAACATATGGCGAAGCCTAGCCAGCATTGCTTTTTGCGCCTTATAAGAAGGGCAACTGCGACGGTTTTTTGCAACTTCTGCAATGCGCGCTTTCTTTTTTTCCGCGTTTTTTCTAGCTATGGAAAGCAGGTATTCCTGCCACTCATCATCGGCCATCAGCCTCTCAAAATATCCAAAACCTTTTTTCACCGGCTCCATGTTCTGACATTCTTCACTCATGGTTGGCGGCTTTTTGGCTGCTGGCATGTCAGGAGAATGCGCCGATGCGCTCGTTGAGCACGTCGCGGTACTGGCGCATGATGTGGAGTTGGCGAGTCATCCGGTCCTGCTCGGCGATGGGCACGAGGGCGAATGACTCGGAGCGGGTGAAGGTGTCCAGGCGGTCGATCTTGATCTGCACGCTGTTGCGTTCGTCGATCACGCGGTCTTTGTAGGTCAGGATCGAGTCGGCCATGGGTGCTCTCCGGGAAAAGGGCGCCAAGTCCTGGGGGTCCGGTGTCCTGGCGCTTGAAAAGGCTGGCAACTGCTGTTTTCAGCCTTGGAGACAACTCGGTGCAGGCCCGCCCGGGTGGCATGAGGAATGGAGACACGCGCGGCCCGGGCGGGTTGGTCTGCGGGTGGCGGTGGGTTTGCGCACCCGCTGCTGGCGCCCGCCTTGCCTTCCCGGATACCTGAGCGAGTACCGGGTTAGTGATGGTGGCGGGGTTTGGTTTTGAGAAACCTACACAGGATAGGTTTTCGATTGCTTTCGGCCCAGAAATAGGAAAACCCGCACTGGGCGGGTTCTCAAGCCGGCTTTCGCCGATAACGGGTTGATGGTGGCCGGACTTGAACCAGCGCCTTTGACCACGGGCACAGCGGGCATTTCCTACCGCTTCGCGTATTCCGTATGTGGCATGGAGCCATTTACTTTCACCATCAAGTGTGCTGACTGATCCAGCAGGACCGCGAATCCCGCTGTTGTTGCAGCTCGGCCCAGCCAGCACGCTTGATGGCCTTCGTTTGAAGACAGCTATCCCACGGAGACAGACGGTGTACCGTCATCGCCTGGTGGGCCAGCAGTCAGCATCACGGGACGAACCAAGCGATGCCGGTGAGAAGATTGTAGCAGTGCCTGATTATTGTGCAACTGGTGTTTCGTCGATCATTCCTTGCTCTCCGTTTCATTCCTTCGGCGGTGGTG